ACAACGTGAAATAGAGACTACACTGCAAAACTTTGAACCAAGAATAGATGATGTAAGTATTGAGGTATTACCAAGACCAGATCAGAACGAATTTGAGGTCTACGTCTTCTTTAATATTGTTGGACAGGATTTTCCATCTCAAGAATTCACATTTATGCTAGAAGCTACAAGATAATATGCCTTTTACTAAGTACACAAACCTCGATTTTGACCAAATTAAGGAATCGATTAAAGATTATCTTCGTGCAAACTCAGATTTTACTGATTTTGACTATGAAGGATCAAACATGTCCGTCATAATTGATACTCTGGCATATAATACGTATATTACTGCATTCAACTCGAACATGACTGTTAATGAATCCTTCTTGGATTCGGCAGTACTACGTGAAAATGTCGTATCATTGGCACGAAATATAGGGTATGTACCACGTTCTAGAACAGCTTCTACAGCAAATATAGCGTTTCAGGTTGGTGTAAGTACTGCTACTCCTACAGCGACCTTACAACCAGGTTTGGTATGTGTTGGTGCTCAAGAAGATACTACATATACATTCTCTATACCTGAAAGTATTACTACAACGGTTGATAGTGTTACTGGAATTGCCACCTTTGGTACTAATACTGACCCAATTAGGGTATATGAAGGTACATATGTAAGGAATAGATTTGTAGTAGATGGGTCATTAGACCAAAGATTTGTACTAGATAATCCATTTATTGACACTGCTACTATTGTAGTCTATGTAAAAGGTGCAGGAGATGTTGGAGTCGGACCAGAATTTAAGAAAATTGACAATATTATAGGTATTACGAACACATCTGAGACATATTTGTTACAAGAGATACAAGATGAGAAGTATGAATTACTCTTTGGTGATGGTATTTTTGGTAAAAAACTAGAAGATGGTAATGAAATTACTGTAGATTATATCCTTACAAATGGAAAATCAGGCAATGGACCTGCTAATTTCTCATATACAGGTAGTATAAGTGATTCTTTAGGTAATTTACTTACAATAAACTCTACTCCTGCCATAACAACCGTTCAAGGTGCCATTAATGGTGGTGATATTGAACCAATCGATTCGGTTAAATACTTCGCTCCTAGACTGTATTCGGCACAATATAGAGCAGTTACGGCAAGAGATTATGAGTCAATCATACAAACAATCTATCCAAATACTGAATCAGTCTCAGTTGTGGGTGGTGAGGAGTTAGATCCACCACAATTTGGTACAGTTCTACTTACAATTAAGCCTAAGAATGGTGATGCAGTTTCTGATTTTGATAAGGAACAAATTCTTACTAAATTAAAATCATACTCTCTTGCTGGTATTAATCAAAAAATCTTAGATCTTAAGATGCTTTATATTGAAGTTGATAGTTTTGTTTATTACAATACTACTGCAGTTGAAAAAGCAAGTGATTTAAAGACTAGAGTTGTTGATGGATTAACCACATATGCTGATTCAAATGATATTAATAAGTTTGGTGGTAGGTTTAAGTACAGTAAAGTATTGAATATTATTGATGGTATTGATAAAGGAATTACTTCCAATATTACGAGAGTAACAATTAGAAGAAATTTAAAGGCAGTTTTGAATACATTTGCTCAGTATGAACTCTGTTATGGTAATAAATTCTATGTTAATCCAAAAGGGATGAATATTAAGAGTACTGGATTTAAAGTAGCAGGAAATTCTAATATGCTTCATCTAACAGATATACCTTATAAAAATTTAAATGGTGATCTAGATGGTAGTAATATGGGCAATATTGCTATTGTTAGGGAAGATTTACAGACTGGTGATCAAGTTGTAGTCGTTAAATCTGCTGGAACAGTTGATTATTCTAAAGGCGAAGTTATTTTAACTACTATTAACATAAAAGAAACAGAAAGAATTAATAGTATTATTGAAATTCAAGCAGTTCCAGAGTCTAATGATATAATTGGACTTAAGGATTTATACCTGAATTTTGACATTTCTAATAGTACGATAAATATGGTTAAAGACACCATCACGTCAGGTGAACAGATTTCTGGTGTTGGATATAAAGTTACTTCAAGTTATACAAACGGAGATTTAATAAGAGAATGATCACAACTGGGTTTGATAAGAAAGTAAAAATACAGCAGATTATTGACAATCAGCTTCCTGAGTTCGTTCTATCCGAAAGTCCTAAAGCTGTTGATTTTTTAAAGCAGTATTATATTTCTCAGGAATATCAAGGTGGTCCTGTTGATCTTACTGATAATTTAACTGAATATTTAAAATTAGATAATTATACTCAAGAAATAGTTGGTGCAGGAACTACTCTTACAGTAGGTATAGGAACAGCAGATACAACTATAACTGTTAGTAGTACTAAAGGGTTTCCTGACAAATATGGTCTGTTTAAGGTAGATAATGAAATATTTACATATACTGGTCTAACAACTAATACCTTTACTGGTTGTGAACGTGGTTTTAGTGGAATTACAACATTCCATGCACCAAATAATCCAGGAGAATTGGTATTTACAAACTCTGATTCTGCTGCACATACTCAACATTCAGTTGTTCATAACCTAAGTGCTTTATTTTTAAAAGAATTTTATAAGAAGATCAAGGCACAATTAACTCCAGGGTTAGAAGATACTCCATTTGTTAGTGATCTTGATGCTGGTAATTTTATAAAAGAAGCTAGATCCTTATATCAATCTAAAGGAACCGAGGAATCTTTTAGGATTTTATTTAATGTTTTATACGGAATTGATCCAAAAATTGTTGATTTAGAACAATTTTTAATTAAACCATCATCTGCTCAGTTTATTAGACGAGAAATTGTACTTGCAGAGCAAATTTCAGGTAATCCTAATAATCTAGTTGGACAAACAATCAGAAAGTCTACTGATTCTAGTACTCAGGCATCAGTATCTGAAGTTGAAATTATTACCAGAGGAGCAAAATCTTATTATAAAATAGGTTTATTTGTTGGATATAATGATCAGGATTTAATCCAAGGTACTTTTATAATTCCAGGTAAGACAAAGGTTATTGGACCAGTTTCTATAGGTTCATCTGTAATTACTGTTGACTCTACAGTAGGGTTTGGAACAACAGGAACTGTTATATGCGGTCTTAATACTGCAATTTCTTATACAGATAAAACAATAAATCAATTCTTGGGTTGTACTAATGTAGGATCTGCAGTTACTACAACTTCAGATTTAAGGTCTGATATAGTATATTACGGTTATGAGAATGGAGATTTAAGTAAAAAGACTGAATTTCGTATAACTGGAATTGTATCTAGATTTGTTCCTGTTTCAGATATTAAATTAACAAACGAAGGTGAAGAAATTATTGTTCAAAACCTTGGTGAAAGTATATTAAATCCAGAAATAAATGCAACTAAAAAGGAAATTCTTGCTAATTCATGGATTTATAATACTGCTTCAAGATATCAAATTAGAGAATGGAATGGTTCAATATACACTTTATACTCTGATATAGATAAATCTAGCTTAAAAGTAGGTGATAAGGTTGATATTGTACGTCGTGGAGAGCAAAATATTGTTGCGACAGGTAAAATTGGAAATGTTCCAACCAATAAGACTGTAAGAATTGATAATTTTGCACTTCTTCCAGGAATATCACCTTTACCAGAGACAGTAAACAGTGAATATGATGTTAGAAGGCAAATAAACAAAGCTACAAGTATTGGTGTAGATATTGATTATGGTAATAATGTTCTTACATCAGATGTTACTAATGTGTATAATGATGATGATAAAAATATTTACATAGCATCTAATTCATTACCATCATATGATATAAATGTATCTCTTGCATCTATAACTATACCTACTTCAGTGGATATGGTTGTATCTGGTTATTTACAAGATGTAGATGTCAATACATTAAAATATAATGTATTATCTTTTCCTGGTCCTGTTCCATTCATTACAGGTGACGCAGTATATTATTCACCAGATTCGACACCTATAGTTGGATTAACAGAAGGAACATATTACGTTAAAACATTATCACAACCTAACCAAATTAAGATATATCCATCTAGATCTTTTATAATACCAGATGCTGATGGTACAGAAAAGAATATACAGTTATTATCTGCTAGTGGTAATCATACATTTACACTTAATAGTCAACAAAATAGAAAAATCAGTGCTCAAGGGTTATTAAAGAAATTCCCAATAGAAAATAATATTAAGTCTGGGAAATCAGCAAAAACTGAATCTGGAGCAACAGGAATACTAGTTAATGGTGTTCAAATTGCTAATTATAAGACCGATGATAATATATTTTATGGTCCAATAACACATGTAGATGTTCTAAACGGTGGAACTGGATACGATGTTATTAATCTACCAGAAATTGTTGTATCAGCAGCCGACACAACAAGTACAGCAGGTATAGGAAATACATCTAAGATTCAACCAGTAATTAGGGGTAATGTTAAAGATATTTTAATAGATCCTCAAGACTATGATATTGAGCGTGTATTATCTGCAACTATTAGTGGTGGTAATGGTGATGGTGCTGTATTAGAACCAGTATTAACTAAAAGGTTTAGAGATGTATTCTTTGATGCTCGTTTGAACAGTCAAGGTGGTGGTATTGATCTTACAGACGATACAATAACCTTTATGGGTCAGCATAACTTATCTAATGGGCAAGTATTGATTTATAATAATAATGGAAATACCTCTATTAGTATTGGTGTAGTAAGTAATAATGCAAATCAAAACAAATATTTACAGTCAGGAAACAAATATTGGCCAAAAGTAGTTAATTCTTCTACAATTAAACTATATCCAACTCAGTCTGATTATAATGCAGGTATTAACACTGTTGGATTTACATCATTTACAAATATTGGTACTCAAAAATTTAGGCTTTATGAGAGTAAAAATACTTTATATAAACTTAAGGTAGTCAATCCAGGTGAAGGATACACAAATAGAAAATTAATTGTTGGTGAAACAGGTATTTCTACAATTACATCAACAGTTAATTTTGAAAATCATGGATTTAATGATGGTGATAAGATATTATATTCTACTGCTGGCACAGTAATTTCTGGATTAACAGTAAAAACTGGAATCACAACAACAAGTAATCATTATCAGGTTATGAAGGTTGATAATCATAATTTCCAACTTGCTGATGCTGGAATTGCTGGAACAATAACATCTAATTATACAAGAAAAAATTATGTTAAATTTGGATCTATTGGAAGTGGATTACAAAATTTTGAATATCCACCTGTAGAACTTAATTTAGATATTGAGTATTCTGGTCAAGTTGGTGTTATAACAGCCGTTCCTGTTGTTCGTGGATCTATTATTGATACTTATGTTTACGATGGTGGAACTGGATATGGAAGTACTATATTAAATCTTGAGAAAAAACCAATAATAACCATTAAAAATGGAAAAAATGCTGCATTAAAACCAATAATTACTAATAATGCAATAGGTATTGGAACAACTAGTGGATCAATAACTGCAATTGACATACAATTTGGTGGAAAGGAATATAGCTCTGCTCCTACATTAGAAGTAGTTGGTGATGGTATTGGTGCTATATTAAGGGCAGATATTACTGATGGTAAAATTACTGATGTTACTATCATTAATCCTGGTATTGATTATACTCAAAACAATACATCAATTAAGGTAATTCCTGCAGGATTGAATGCTATTTTAGATTCTCATGTTAGAAAACTAACTGTTAATAAGTTTGATGGAGATATATCTGGATTATTAGAGTCAGATAGAGGAATAGGATACTCATATATTGGATATTCTACTTCTATTGGATCTGTACAATTTAGTGATACTGGAGCAGATCATTCACCAATTATTGGATGGGCATATGATGGTAATCCAATTTATGGACCATATGGACATACAGATTCATCTGATAGAAACTCACCAATAAGAATTTTAAGGAGTGGTTATAGAAATACTAGTGGAATTCTCAGTGATAGACCATATGGTTTTAATTCTGGATTCTTTGTGGAAGATTATACTTTTGATAATTCTGGTGATTTGGATGAAAATAATGGTATTTTTACTAAAACTCCTGAATATCCACAAGGTGTTTATGTATATGTTGCAGGTATTAATAGTATTAGTACTTTACCAGAATTTCCTTACTTCATAGGTGATACTTATAGATCTGAACCAATTAGTGATAATTTCTTAATAACTCAAAATAATTTTGATTTTGGATCTTCATCTTTAATTAGAAATACATTCCCATACAAAATATCTGACAAATATGCAGATAATGATTATCTAATTGAATCTAATGAAGCAATAGAACAAGTATCTTTAGTAGAATCTGTTAAGAAAGGATCTGTAGACTCATTCAATATTGTTGAATCAGGAAGTGGATATAAAGTGGGTGAAGTTGCTAAATTTACTACTAATACTGGAATTGGTGGTGGATTAAATGCTACTGTTAATACTATAACTGGTAAATCAATTCTTAATGTCCAAACAAATATCAATACATATCAGAATGTAGTAATGGTATGGGATAATGCTAATCAAATATCTGGTTATATCTCAACATCTCATACATTTATTGAAAATGATAATTTAACTATCTCTGGAATATCAACTTTTATAAAATCATTAACTGGAACTCATTCAATAGGTGTAGTTACTGATAGAACCGTAATAACAAAAGATATTGCAGCAAATTCAACCGCAGGGATTATAACTGACATATATGTTTCTAATGTTCCAGATAATGTCTCTGCAGGTAGTAGTGTAGGCATAGGAACAGAGAATTTACTAGTACTTAATACATTTGATGATAGAAAGGTTATAAGGGTCAGGAGGGGTCTTGCAGGTGCTGCACACACAGCTTCTACTTTAATAGAATTAACTCCAAGTTATTTCACATTACCAGTAAAATCTCAGTATTTTGATTCTAGAGTCAATAAAATTGTTTATTTTAATCCTACAGAAGCACTTGGTGTTGGTACAATTGCTGGTATTGGATCAACAAGCTCATATACTGTTGGTGAAGTAGAATTTGCTGTATCTACACCTGCACAATCAATATACTTACCAAATCATCCATTTATTACAAATCAACAAGTAATACTTACAAAAGGTACTTCAGCTTTACAAGTATCTAATACTGGTGCTACTGCGTTTAGTTTACCAATATCTGGTGCAAATCAAACTCTTTATGTTATTAAAAAATCTAAGGATTATATTGGAGTTACTACTCAAGTTGGATTGACGACAACTACAGATGGTTTATTCTTCCATACTAAGGGTTCTGATGAATTTGGATATTCTATAAAATCTAATTATGATCAAGTAACAGCAAAAGTACAAAAAATTGATGCGAAAGTAACTCTCACCACTTCACATACTATGACAAATGGTGATGTTGTAAATATCACTGCAAATTCTGATCAATCTGTTGGAATTGGAACATCAATATCTGTCAAATTAAAGTATAAGAATGAGACTTTATTAGTAAATCCAACACTATTTGCTGCATCTAATGTTAGTTCATCAACCAATAAAATTACAATTGGTGCTCATGGATTTAAAACAGGAGATAAAGTCTTCTATAGTGCAAATACTGCTATAGGAAATTTATCAAAAGATACTGCATATTTTGTTTATAGAGTAGATGATGATAATATTCAATTAGGAGAAACTAATTATGATGTAGTTAATTTCCCACCAACAGTAGTAAACTTTAGTAGTACTGGTGGATCTTCTCAAGAATTATCTTTAATTAACCCACCAATACCAGTAGTTAATAATAATGATTTAACATTTGATACATCAGATAGTTCTCTTACTGGATATAATGTAAAATTCTTCCATGATGTAGATTTTAATAATGAATTTGTTTCAACAGGAAGTACAGATAATTTTAGTGTAGTTGGTGTTGGAACTTCATCTAACTTAAAGTATTCTTCTACCAATCCATCTAGAGTATATTACTCATTAGAGAAATCTGGATTTATTAGCACCTCAGATACTGAAGTTCCTCATAATTCTGAGATTAATTATGTTGATAGTACATATACTGGAAAATATTCAGTATTTGGAGTTGGATCAACTACATTTAGTGTATCATTAAGTGGAGTTCCAGAAGTACTTTCATACACTCAAACAGATACTGAGAATTTAAAATATACAACTACTTCACCAACAGATATTGGTGGTGTTGATAGTCTTAAGATGAATTTTGGTGGATTTGGATATAATCAATTACCACAGTTTGTAAGTATTGCATCTACACAAGGAATAAATGCAGAAATATTAACAATATCTAAAAATATTAATAGAATTGGTAATGTTAGGATTATTGATCCAGGTTTTGAATATTCTTCAGATAAAACTCTTAGACCAGAAGCATTTGTTCCACCTAAAGTTTCTTTAATAAATGCATACACTATTAAATCAATTGACGTTACTTATGGTGGAAATGGATATACTAATGAACCCGATTTGATCATTGTAGATCCAACTACAGGAAAACAAGCTTCTACTGGAATATTAGAAACAGTAATGAATGGAGTTACAGTTAGTTCTGTTGATATTATTGAAGAACCTAAAGGATTAACACCCATAGAGCAAAAAATAGTTGCTATTAATAATACTAATGGTGTTTCTGTTAAAACTTTAACTTATGATGGAACCACAGGTCTTACAACTTGTGTATTAGTTACACCTATTACTGGTTTTGGTGTTCAACCTTTTAAAGCAGGAGATCAAATATTTGTTGAAGGATTACAATCACATCTTCAAGGAAGTGGATTTAATTCTGATGATTATGGATATAAGTTCTTTACTGTAAGTGGATATGATTCTTCTGGTGCTTCTGATAAAGTAGAATGGAATATGGCAGGAATAGCAACTGGCATTAGTACATCTATTGTTGGAATTGCTAAAACAGATCAGAATGGGTTTGGATCTATAGTTAATTACAATTCTTATCCTAGATTTAAATCAACTCAGGTTCCTACAAAATTCCTTCTTGGTGAAGATCTTTTAGTTCTTACAAATAGTCAATATACAAGAGTTGATTTAAAAGTGACAGAAAGTGTTACTAATACAATTAAAATTAAAGGATCTTATAAATTATCAGTTGGTGAAAAAATATTAGGTGCTCTTAGTGGATCTATTGCAACAGTTAATGAAATAGTTAAAAATTATGCTAGATTTGAAGTTGATTACTCTTTAAGAAAAGATTATGGATGGAGTAATGATGTTGGTAAATTAAATGAAGATTTTCAAGTAGTACCTGATAATAATTACTATCAAAATTTATCTTATACTGTTAAGAGTCCAATTACATACGAAGAATTGGTAAACCCAGTAAATAGGCTCCTTCATACTAGTGGTCTTAAGAATTTTGCTGATGTTGGTATTTCATCTTCAGTAGGAGTTGGTTCTACTTTCTC